CCCTGTTGGGACAAGTTATTAATCTTATCTAAAGCGTTGATTAGTTCTTTGGATTGTGCAAGGTCAGATTTCTTATTATCATTCTGTGCTTTCTGTGCCAACTCCATTTCTTTGATAGCCATCTCTTGTTGGAACTCTACTCTGGCTTGTTGTAGCTCTAGCATTTCTTTTTGCATCTTCAGTTCTAATTGTTGTTTTTCTAATTCAAGTTGAGCCATTTTAGCTTGCATTTGCATTTGAGCTTTTTCTCTCTCTACTTCCGCAAGGATTTTAGCTGCTGCAGTATTAGGGTCATCTTTCTCTGGAGCTTCTGCTGCTTGTTTAGCCATCGCTGCTGCCTGCTCTTCAGATATATCCATAAGGAAAGCAGAGTCATCTTTAAATCCAGCCATGTTAATAAATTTTGCTAGGGTATCTCTGTATTGTTTTAGATTAACTAAAGGATTATTTAAGCCATAGCCTTTCAACACTTCTTCTTGTTTCTGTAAAATCATTTGCATCGTAGCTAACTGTTCTTGTTTACCACCTGTACCTAGACCTACATTAACGGTTAGGTTGTATTCATTACTCCACTCTCTAGGGTCCATAGGAACAAAGCTGTTATGTACCTTAATAATTCTTTCTTTTTGTTGATACTTACATACAAGATGTAAGATACCTTTAAACAAAGAGGTCATTCCTGTGTCAGCAAAGATACGAGCTACTAGTTCTAATTTACCTTGTGAAGCAGATGTCATTGCTGATACTGCGGTTGCGGTAACATTGGAAAGTATGTCTGGGTTGAGTCCTTGTTGTGCATCGCTCACGCCTGTTCTTTTAGCTTGTACACTATCTAAATACTCAAGCATAGGGAATGATTGACTAGCACTGGACTGAACGGTCATAGGTACTAACGCATTAGGATTCTTAATTCTAATCACACCACCTGCTGTGGATGTTAGTAAGTCATCAAGATTAACTTGACCCTCTACAGCACCTACACGGTAGTTGTTAGTTAAATATAAGTTATCTAGCATTTGTCTAGTAACGGTTGATTTAATGAGTTGTAGGTCAAGAGCTCTGTCTGCTAATGATTGTCCAAAGAATTTATGTGGGATAGGAATTGGGCATACACTATGGAATGGAACGTACTCACATTCTTCGTGCATAAGCACTTGGTTATCTGCATAACATACTCTGTGTAAACTAGCTATACCTTCTTTATCTAAATCTGTTCTGACGTAACATTCATAATACTCAACCAACTCCATAGATTCATCATCACTATTGTTACTAGAGAATGGTTCCTCACCTCTACTAAATCGTGCGATTCTTTCTGGAGTGTAATCTAATGTATCACCTGTAGATAATTCTGCTACCACATCCTTATCGTAGCCCATAGCGATTAAATCACTACGAGTAACTAAACTTCTTTGTGCAACAAAAGTAGCATCTTCTATAGTTGTAGCACGCTTATCTATTAAGAACTCTTCTGGAGCAACATTTTCTATCTTCACTCTTGAGAAGTCTTTAGTGCGTTTACATTTAACATTGTAGTAAGTGTTAATAATAGGCGGTACTTCTACCATCAAAGGCATGCCCATCTCATCAACCATAGGTTGTCCAGACATAGGGTCCATAGGTGGTTGACCAGTGGATGGGTCTATAATGGGCTCTGGGTCTTGTTCTATTACTTCTTCTACTACTTCCTGCGAGACTATCTCTACTTCTTCGTCCTGCATAATGAGTGCAAGCTCATCTTCTGTTAGGTTTTCATAGGTCTCTTTAGTAACGTCTTTCTTATCATTCCAGTAAGCCTTTACTATGCCAACCTTTTGTAAGAGTGCGTCTTTAAACCAGTCGTGCATGATTTCAAAACCGTTATTGTCTTTATAGAATATATGATTCACAAAGGTTGTTATCTGTTCAGCTAAAGGACCATCGCCCTCATTCACTGGCTCAAACTCTACCGCTTTAGATGAGGTAGTAAACACCTTCATAATCTGTGGTAAGGCACCGTCTACTACTTCAGCGACTTCACCTGTAACAATTTGTGAGCGACCTTCTACTTCATTACCATAAGGCTCTCTTAAGTAATACTCCAGAGCTACTTGTCTTTCCAGGCTGGTATCTGTTGATATAAATCCTAACGAATCATGAATTTGAGATTCAATAATATTGACTAATATTCTATTGTCATCATCATCAACCTTTATACTTTTTTTGTCATATGCCATTTATACTATCCATTTGGTGTTTGTCTTTAGTGGTTTGCTCCATGACTCCATAGGCGACTCGTCTAGTCCTACCGCCAAATAACGGAACGCATCACTTGCGTGAGATGCCCAGTCATGAAATGGTCTATCATGAAATACATTGCGTTTTTCATCAAACACTCTACGATAGTTCCGTAGTGCATCTAATCCTACCTTTGTCTTATCTGTATCAAACCAGCATCGTGGTAATATCCTTCTCGCTGCTTGTATACCATCCATGATAGTTAATTTGCTAGCAACCGTAATGTTGAGTCCAGCTTCTTCTAACATTTCTTTTCTTGACTTTCCTGTACCTAACTCTCTTACTGCAACATCGTGTGGCAGGATGTGTGTAGCGTACATATAGTCATTTTCTCGTAACCAATTCACATAGTAGTCCAGACCTACACCATGGTTCTCTGTAAAGTCTATCAGTCGTATTTCTTTATTCACTGTCTGGGCAACCCAGATACTAGTAGAATCTGACATACCTAAATCCCAGCCCGTATAGGTTTTAGCCAGTTCGTCTTTAGGGATATCAATAATCTGATTTTTCTCATCAAGGGTGTTAATGAGAGATGAATAATAGGCACCCTCTACAGGAGCATTAAAGCTACACTCAAACTCTTGTTGGTACTTGTCTTCACCCATTTCAGCTTTAGCTGATAATAATTCGTTAGCATCTACAATGCCTGTGTCAGAGGACTTGAACTCTAATAGTTCCCAGCCATCTTTTCTGTACCCTCTATCTCGTAAGTCTTTAAAGTGGTTCTGACCTTTAGGTGTACCCATAGCTACGCAGTAGCCAATTCTATCTGCTAGAGCAGGACGTACAATTTCTGTAAATAATGTGGGGTTAATGTTACCTATTTCATCTAATACACAGCCATCTAAATAGATACCACGCAAACTATCAGGGTTATCTGCACCATATAAACTAATACGCTTACCCATGAAGTCTACTCGTAGTTCAGCAATGTTCGCTTTACCACCGAGAGGTCTGGTGTATTCTAGTAGGTAATCCCAAGCTATTCGTTTAGATTGGTTATATGTTGGAGCGATATAAGCAAATCGTGGGTTAGGTTTCTCACAGTTTAATGCACTATGTATCAGCTGATTAATAGCACAGACTGTCTTGCCCATACGCCTATGTGCTACTACCACTACAAACCTGTTGTTCTTAACTAATTCATGTATCTGCTTTTGTGGTGGTCTTGCTATATAGCCTGTTGATATTTTTTTCTGCATCTTATTGTAACTCTCTTACGAGGTCGTTACCCTGTTGTTAAATTATTCTGTAGTCATACAATGCCATGTATTTTCTCAACAGCACGAATGAGACCTGTTAAATCTGATTCATGGTATTGCATCAGCCTTACTATTTCATCTTGGCTTAAAGCCATTTTATATAAGCTACCATTCTTCATTCTATGAATATGTTTTTCTTTTGGAATGGTTAGTAATTTATTCATTTAACGCCTTCCATTACACGCAATCCTGTGTGGATTCAATCCATCTACGCAATGCTTCCACTGGCTCTGGTGGTGCCACTGGTTCTGTAAGACCTTTTGGGTCTAGTTCAGATGTATTCTCCACGTTGTATCCTTATAAATCCTAGGTTAATTAAGAAGTACTCTACTGGCAATTCTCTGCCGTTTACTGTTAAGGTGTCTGCATATAGCTCAACACCAAAATTGAAGCCACAATAGAAATGTACAGACCACACAGCTATCTCCTTCTACCTAACATACGGTCAAATAATTGGTCATCACGCAGTTGTAATTGCTCACCATTCATCTGTTCTTGTTGTGCTCTTATTAATTGTTGCTGTCTCATAGCTCGTTCTCTAGCTATTGCTTCTTCTTGGGACATAGGGGTATAAGGGGCTGTCATGCCGTCTACAGAGCCAGGGTTAGGTACCCTACCTTCTGTGGCATAAAAGCCTTCAGGGGCAGGTTGTGCCATTCCTCCAGCCATTTGCTGAAAGTATGCCATTTCATTATTGGAGACGTTGCCAAATTGTTTGGGTATTAAAGCATCTGCAGCGGCTTGGAATCGCTGCACCTCATTATTAGACACATTACCCAGAGCTCCTCCTGCATTGCTATTCTGTATCATGCGTAATATTTCTTGTATCGTTGCCATAAGTTTCCTTAATAAACCTAAAATTAATCCTGCAAAAAATTTGGAAATGGGGTTTGTTAATCTATACCAGTAATTACTTTGATGTTGATAGGGGCACCCCCTTCTCCAGTTAGCTCTGTGGTATTCTTTTCACTCCACTGTGCTCTTGTCTTTAACCAGAACAACATAGCTTGCGTATCACCTTGCCTAGCCTTCTCGTATAATGTGCCAGCGATGATAGCATTAGATTCAATCCTACCTTTGAGTAGTTCTTTGCGGTAATACTTTGCGAGAGTGTCTTCTGACATGTTTAGTAGAAGGGCGATATCTTCGTGCCTAGTACCTACTCTAGATAAATCATAAACCTCCAATTGGGTGGTCGCTAAAACAAGGTGTCGGGGTCTGCCTCTGCCTCGCTTCCCAGTAACAGCAAGGGTTTCAGGGCTTTTGGCGTTATCATCCGCTATTAATTCAGTTTGCTCTATTGTTTTTTCTTTTATGTCTGCCATGTCCTTATGCTCATTATTATTTTATTGTATATATTTTATTATGTGTATGTTACTGAATACATTGGTATAACTGCTGTTGTATATACGGTGTATATACGGTGTATAGAGGGCGTCTATACTAGATAAGATAAGATAAGATAAGATAAGATAAAAGCGGTTAGCAATGGATATCATTTAATTCATTCATAAGCCGTTTTAAGCGATTATAATATCATTTGATACTATCCTACCAGATTGCTATTAAAAGCTCACCACGAGCCTTGTAGATGCCTTCATGAGCCTCTATATCACTATTCCCTCAATATAACCCCGCTTAATATAGCCATGATATAACAATAGATTGATTTTAAAGCCGTTTAAGCCATTCATTTAATTGTTGGAGGGTTAGTACTTAATAGATTTTTAAAGCGTTTATACGGCGTTTATATACCCTTTATGAATGTTTAATCTCATATTCAGGATATAGTTATGCATTTGAAGCCCGATTATAACATCCAAGCAATTACTAGCCAATGAATATCATATGTTTCAAGCAATAAAAAAGCCTCAATTAAGAGGCTTGATTATCCTATGGAGATTATTCTTTAATCATAAGCTCTATAATATTCTGGCGCTCTTGGTTGTGTCACTTGGTTCCTTTTAATATACAAAGTTTTGCTGTATTTTCTAGCGTCAAGATAACTGCCTGTAAAATAACCTAATACCTCATATAGTGCAGACCCCCAAGCAGTTCCGTAGTCCCTCCATATTGCAATTTTGTTTGGTGTTGCTGTTAATATCTTATTATTTACATACTTTATAATTACCCACTCTTTTTCTATTCTCATTATTCACCCCCTTATTTTGTACAAGTTTAAAAAAATATTCAGGGTTAGATTCATTCATATACTGAATACTTTTTATTGCTTTTTGCTTTTCAGATTCATTTATTATGGTTGCATATATTAGCTTATCTACAAAAATTCCGCCGTTATAATCGAACGCTTTAAATCTTGATTCAGCTATTTTTTTACCATAAATTCTATAAATATTATCCATTTTATACCCCTATTAATTTAAATTGATTAAAAGAATAGAGCCGTCTTTAATACCAGACTCAATTTCTTTGCTACTCATGTTTAAAAATATATTTCTGTATTTTGATGTAGTTTTAGAATAATTCCAAAATTTCTCATCAAGATACGTGAAGCACTCATTATCTACTTTTAAAGCAATAGTAGAATCATAAGACTGAAAATATACTTTGTCATCATCATATATAATGAATTGATTAGCTATTTTATTGCCTTTATTGCTTGTCATATTTTCAACTTTCATTATTATTCCCCTTATTTAATTGCTATAAATTCAAAATGATTTTTTACAAAATTCTTTTCTTTTTCAGTTGCTACTTTCTCAAAATGAGGGTTCAAGAAATAATCCATTAATGGATTGATAGCTCTTGATTCATCAATCTTTGCTTTATGTTTATTTTTCATTTTTGTTATCCTTTTTTATTCATACCAAAATTGATATATGTAAACAATAATTGATTAAATTAAGATTGTCAACTAAATAAAATAAAATAAATCAACAATTAAACTTATCACGGTGATAGGTAAAACTTATCAGCAAAAAAAAATGAGGGCGATTAAGCCCCCAATAAAACTATCAACCTAAAAAGGATAAAGATTAATAATTTTTGCTAAAAAATTCCTATTTAAAAAAAACTAATAATAGAAAAAAAGTAGATAAAAATAAAATAAGAAAAAAATAATTAATAAAAAAAAATAAAAATATCATAATAAAGAAAAAATATTAAGAAAAATAATCGTTAAAAAAATACCTAAAAATAATCCTATTAAAAAATAATTCCTTCTCTTTTTCTTTTCTACTAAAAAACTATCCCATTTATTTAACATAAAAATCTCCCTATTAATTATTAATTAATGTAAAAAAATTCTGATATATCTTTTTAACATCTGATTCTGGAATATTAAAAACACTTGATATTGCGTTAACGTCCCGTTCATCATATGAAAAACACTTGTTCATTTGCTCATTTGCTTGAGAGATACAATATAAAATACTATTCATTTTTAACGTGGTATTTTCATCTTTAAATTTAATAGTCATTAGTATCGCCTCCCAAATCATCAGAAATAAAATCATCTATTACTATCGCAACATCATCAGGAATATCTGTAACATCTATTCCATGCTCATCACCTGATTCTGTAAAAACTACTAATTTCCAAGATATAATTTTCATAATTTACTCCTCTTAATAGAATCAATCTGAAACCCTGATATATCGGAAGGCTCATAATTTTCTACCCTTCGCATAAATATATTTTCTGCTTCATCCTTACTGCTTGCCTCTACTGCCTCATCATATGATGTTGTTTCACTCGCCTTAATGTAATATATAGTCATTATTTATTCCCCCTATCATCATCTTTATCATCTCTAACATCATCAAAACATGGTTCATCATCTTGTAATGGTCGAAGGTAACTAGGTGCTTTACCTTCAATCTCATCGCATGGTGTCCAGTCGTTTGTGCCTATCATGATGTAGCCCCCTCTAATACATAAAGAGCTGAATCTGCGTTTGGTAAAAACAAATAACGTTTATCTATACTAGCTAATTTGTCATTAACAAATTCGCATAGAGTTCCGTTATCCATGATGTTTATTTTCTGTGTTTTAAAATCTATTACGTGTATTAAGTTGTCGTTATTTTTCTTTTTACTTTTCATGATAATTTCCTTTTCTAGTTAATGTGAAGCTAGATTAACATGATATATAAATAAGTGTCAACATTTATTTAATCTTTTATTTAAATACCCCGAATCATACCATTTAATAGGCTGTCTATAACCTGTCTATACAGTGTATATACAACGACTAGAGCAGATAAGATAAGATAAGAGAATATAATATAACGTTAATAACGGATAATGAATTTCTTTACCCGTTAGTTTATTAAATAATATGAACAGTGCTTGACAATTAAAATTGATGTGCTATTGTCATGATTCATTCACAAGAAAGGAACACCATTAATGGAAAATATAACAATTGATTTTGTAAGAAAAAACTTTAAGAACCAATCAGCAGTTGCTGATAAATTAAACATCAGTAGGCAAGCCGTTAGCAAATGGTTTATTACTGGCAACATTCCAAGATTAAGACAGTTTGAAATTATGGAATCTATTAACAACGCCTCTTAAAAATAAAGGATAGTTATGTATACAATAAAAAATTGGGACAAGTTTCAGCACTACAAACCAAAAAATACCAAGCACCAACAAAAAATGACGTGGTATAAAATGTACGGGGCAGATATTTTAAATGACCCCGCTTACATGAAATTAGGTACAGAAGAAAAATTGTTCTTAAGAGAGGCGTGGGATTTAGCTTCTCAATTTGACGGAAAATTGCCTGATTTAGAAACCTGTTCTTTTAGGTTGAGGCAATCAGAAAATAGCCTAAAGAAAACGTACGCTCATTTAAGTGCTAAAGGCTTTTTACTGTCTAGTGAGGGTATAGAGGAAGGTTATACACCGTCTATAACCATAAAGGCTAAAGCAGAGGTGATTAAAAAATCATCTGAAAGTTTTGATAAATGGTGGATAGCTTTACCTGACAGCAGAAAAAATAATAAAAAAGGTTGTGAGCAAAAATGGTTTAGCAAGGATTTAGATAAGATAGCTAAAGACATTATGCAATGGACAACTAAAATGAAAGGTACGAAAGAATGGCGTGAAGGGTTTAATCCCGCACCTGAAACCATATTAAACCAAGAACGTTGGAATGATATTCCAAGTAAAAATACAGAAATGAGAGGGGTATTATGAGCGAGCCAGTCATTAAGGATATCGTTGAACAGCTAACTATCACCAAAGAAACGTTGATGAAGGGTGGCTATTATGAAGAAGAAACAGACTTCAAGGTAAAATCTACTGACACGTTGTTAGAAGATGTTAAGCGATATTATGCGGAAGAAAAAAATAGTGGCTATTCACTAGGGTTTCAAAAGACGGATGAAGAAGGCAACTTCTTAATACGAAAAGGTGAGGTCACTATTCTAACGGGTAGCTCTGGTTCAGGTAAAACGACCTTTCTATCTCAAGTGCTATTGAGTGTGATGGAACATACCAACGTCCTAGTGGCTAGTATGGAGATGAAGCCTGTGTTGCAGATAGCTAAAATGCTTCAGCAGACGGGCTTAAAAGACCCAACAATGCAAGGTATAGAAGAGTTCTGCAGTAAGTATAAAGATAGGTTATGGCTATTCAATGCTCAAGGTACGACCACAGAGGATGATTTAGTGGCTAGCCTACACTACGGAAAATATGTATTAGACGTTGATATCTTTGTTATAGACAGTTTGATGAAGGTAGATAGTATCGCGGAAGATGATTATGGTGCTCAAAAGAAGTTCATTAATAAAATAACCACCATTGCTAGAGACCTTAATATTCATATTTTCTTGGTAGCTCATACTAAAAAGCTATCTGATGATATGGTTATTCCTGACGCTAGCCATATTCTAGGCAGTAGCCATATTAGAAACCTGACAGATAATATTCTATGCTTACATAGAAGGAAGGATATTGAGAAGCAAATATATTTTAAAGAATTGGAAGAGGGTGATAATCCATGTACCTGTTACCTGATGGTACAGAAGCAGAGAAATCATCCATTTGAAGGAACTTTTGGATTGTGGTTCAATAGGGATACACAACAATTTAAGGAGCGACCATGAGCGTAAATGATTTTATACAGGGCATTAAAGATACCTTTGGGGCAGTAGATTTTAAAGCTACAAGCAAGGAAGGTAAGGTCTTTAAGAGTGTTGGTTACGACAAAGCCAACGCTATTATAGAGGCTAGAATTAATGCTAAAAAGTATTTCAAATAAAAGCTTGACAAGCAAAGCTTACTAGAGCATTATAATCAAAGTAAGTTTAAATTAACCTTTAACAAGAAGGAAGATACCATGAAAACCAACCAATACATACTTGATACCAATCAAGCAGACATAGAACAACAAGAACAACTACGCGTATTATATTCCGAAATAGAGAAGGCAGAACAACGTACCTATATACAAGCTTTAACTAAAGCATGTAGGGGTGAGTTTGATATGTTCGCTGAAATACAAAAATATAATAAGTCATATGGAGTAACCAAATGAGTAAGTTTAAAGAGTTAAGAAAAATAGATGTATCTAAACATGTGCAGAAGAAAGGGCAGTTTAATTATTTAAGTTGGGCTTGGGCGGTAGACATTCTAGTACAAAATGATGAAACAGCAACGTGGGCTTATGGTGAGCCAATGATGTTTAATGAAACTATGATGGTTTTTTGTACGGTAAAAGCGTTTGGTAAAGAGATGACTGCTCAACTACCCGTGCTTAACTTTAGAAACCAAGCTATTAAGAACCCTAATGCAATGGAAGTTAATACAGCTATGCAACGATGTTTAGCTAAAGCTATTGCTCTCCATGGTCTAGGTCTGTTTATCTTCCAAGGTGAAGACTTGCCTGAAGGAGACGTGCTAGAGCGTATAGAGAACGTTTTTAAGGAGCAAGGCATAGAAGAGGCACGGAAGTATTTTAATACCCTTGACGGGGCTGATAGGAAGTTAGTAACAC